AAAAAATAAACTTAAAGGAAGTGCTTTACCTATGTTTAAAGTAATGGGTGGTAAAATGGTTCATATGCCATTTAAGTCAGAAATACAAAGTATAGGAAAACCACAAATGATACGTGCAAAGTCACCAGAAGACGCTGCTAAAACATATACTAAAATGTATAAAAATCCAGTTATGAGTGTTGAATTAGATGATGATGACTGGGTAAACGCAAATAAAGGAAAATGAAAACTTTTGGTCAACACAGTAAAGAACTTGAAGAGTCTCCACTCAATACACAAAGTATTCAGGGATTGAAAATTATGGCCGATAGAATGGTCAGAAAATTATCAGGTGAAGGTCTTCAAAGAAGAGTTCAGATGATGACTCAAATAGGAAAGATACTTGGGATTAGTGTAAAAATATTACCGAATGGTAAAATAGAATTAAAATGAAAAAACCTTTTTCGGACTTACTTGTCACAGAGTCAGAGTATCAAGGAAAGAAAGTCAAACTCAATGACCCTATCCGTACATCTGAAAACCCCAATAAAAAATTTAAAGTATACGTAAAGAATGAAAAGGGTAAAGTCGTAGTAGTTAGATTTGGTGACCCGAACATGGGCATCAATCGTGACGACCCAGAGAAAAGAAAATCCTTTCGTGCAAGACACAATTGTGATAATCCTGGCCCTAAGTGGAAGGCAAGATATTGGTCATGTTATCAATGGAGAGCATCTGCGAAAGTAGATAATTGAGAAATAAATTATTAAACATACATTATAGTGGTGGTAATGGTGGTGAGTTTTTTGCTACCATGATGCAAAACCACCCCAATTTTCAGTTCCATGAAGATTGTTCTAACGACAGTAAATTAATTAAATACCGATTTGTACGAGATATGTATGATAATCTATCTCAGTTTTATCTTGGATATGGAATAGACGAAGGTTGTCTTACTACCTATAGTCCCAAAGAATTCTTTGAAATATGGGAAACTTCTCCAGATAAATGGACAATCAGAGTAGACCATGGCTACGGATATCATCAAGACTTTGAAGATTGGAGAAAAGGTTTATACTTGGACTGGAATGTTTCCAAAACAATAATATTAAACTGTACCGAAGAAGAGGGTGCGACATATTGTCGTAATCTATGTAATATGAAAGTGTTTGGACAAAAAGGAGATGCGGTATGGAGAAACCATAAAGCATTTATGAAGAACAATAATATTACTAGATTTGATAAAGAATTCTATCAACATGAATATGCAATAGATAAGATTGGTGATATGTTAAGAAAACATAAACCAGATTTTGAAAACTTCTGGAATAACCCTTTTAAACACAACCTAGACTTAACTAAACTATACATTGACCTAATACCAGAAGGATACGATTATCTGGAAGTAGACCCAATGAAATTATTACATACAACTGATGATATTGAAAGAGAAGAACAATTAATAAGAATATTTGATTATCTTGAATTTAGTTATGAAACTTTAGATGAATGCATGTTATTATGTGAAAAATACATGAAAGATAATAAAAGAGTATACGAAACTCTTGGATAGAGATACTAATTTGTATAAATAAAAGTATAATTATTCATATGGGAACAAATGGTCAGAGAAAGTCAAACAACCCGACTGGATAGGATAGAAGATAAAATCGATAAACTATCCGATGCAATAGTCTCACTTGCAAGAGTAGAAGAGAAGATTGCAAGTATGGAAGCACAACTGGTCAATGGTCATGACCGTATGAATAAACACGGAATTAAACTAGATGCGATTGAGTCGCAAGTGCAGTCAAACGCACAAACAGTCTCAGTGATACATAAAGTATTCTGGATTGTGATTGTTGCTTGTTCTACTGTAGTCGCATCTGTCATCGCAAATATGTTGTGGGGATAAAAATGACAGAAGTAAACAAAAATATAATCGATGCATACAAAAGTATGTACGAACCAAAAGAAGAAGTTCTTGACGAAACTAACAAGAACGACAAGTCAGATGACGGTGAGGGATTGGACGCAGTTCAACCTGATGCAGTCAAAAAGAAATTCAAAGACCGTAAAGATAAAGATATCGATAATGACGGTGATGTAGACTCTTCTGACGAATATCTCCACAAAAAAAGAAAGGCAGTATCTAAAGCAATCAAAAAGGAAAGTCAAAACGGTTTTAAAATGGCTGCAAAGAAAGCAAAAGACAATGGTGATGATGAATTTGTATTTGCTGGTAAAAAATATGATGTGCAATCAGTATACAAAGAGTCGTTTGATTTAGATGACATTCGTGCAATGTGTCATTCCAAAGACCACGATTGTGCAACTTACGTTGACCACCCAGAGTTTGGGTTAGGTAAACCAGTATATGAGTCTCACGCAATGCCAGATGAAGACGGACATGTTGCATGGTATGATGTTGAGTTCGCACATGGTATTGAAGAACAAGTACCCGTAGAGGATATGCAAATTCTTCAAACAGAAGCACACAATGGTAATGGTAAAAAGAAAAAAGAACCAATGCAAGATGACACAGTCATCAATGTGGACAACGATGAAGAAGAAGCACCACAAGTGGACTCAGACGAAAAACCAATGAAGAAAAAGAAACCACCAATGCCTCCTAAGAAAGACAATGGTGAAGAAGGTGACGATGTAGAAGAACCAGAAGATGACGGTAAAGATGTCAAAATTATTTCTAAAGATAAGAAAAAGAAAAACGGGAACGGGAACGATAATGGTAAAACTGCAGAAATCTCTAAGATTGGAGAGGAAGTTTCTGAGTTTACTTCTCTTATAAACGAACTAATGGCTGTTGATGCGGTTGGTAAGAAGAAGAAAGAAAAGGACGGTTCTGAACCAGAAGAGAAAGGGGAAACTGCATCTGACGGAGAGAAAGAGTTTAAAGACGCACATGGTAAAAAAGATGTTGCGGTAGATGTTGATGACGCAATCAAACAAACTACTAAGACTGCACAAGATACCAAAAAAGGTAAACATGTGAAAGGTCAAACTGCAAAAGGTGATACGAATATTATACCTTCAACTAAAGCTCCAGTTAAAGGTGAGAAAGAAGTCAAGGACGGAGAAGGTAAAAAATCTGTCACTAAAGAGTCTACTCTTATGGACTTAGCAGTTCAAGCACTTAAAGGTAAAACTGTTCCAGAAATGAGAAACATTATCGCAAGTCAAGAAAAAGAAAAAAATCCTTTTGATGCAAGAACTAGAGATGCAAAAGCATTTTTAGAAAGAATGCACAAAAGAAAAAACGGTAATGGTGGACAATACAAAGATAAAGACCCTAAAGATTTACCAATGATTAAATCTGGATACGGTAAAGGTAAAAAAGGAGATAAGTAATGGCAAATAAACCAGTTGCACCCGCATGGTGTGAAAACGCAATACCTACTGCAAACGGTTGGGAAGACCCAGACACAGGCGAACTATACGTAAGTGGTGGATTTACTACAGAAGAAATAAATTTATTTCACGGTAAGTCTGCACCAAAAGGTGTTCAAGTATTAACCGAAGCTCCAGTAGGAAACAAGTCTATAGACTCAATGACTAAACTAGAACTCGAAGCACTTGCAAGAACCAAGGGTGTTGAGTTAGATAGAAGAAAGTCTAAATCTAAACTTTTAGAGAAAGTAAAAGACCTTTTTAGTTAAAATTGATATACATACTAGTATATCATGAAACTGACGAAAGATAATTTATTACTCTATGCGGCTCAGAACTATTACAATCCAAAATGTATTGATAGTGAAGAGTTCCTTGAAGACTTAAAACGATTTAAATATATTAAACGATTACTTAATCGTCATCGTGATAGTGGTCAGTTATCTGAAAGACTTATCCTTAATCATCTTATTGTAATCTTCAATGTTTTCGACATTGAAGCTGGTCTTAATATTCTAGAACTTAAACTCGAAGTAGATTACTGGAATGTATTAAAACCTTTTCTTTTATTTCTAAATGTTATTAAAAATGACGAATACACCAATATTAAAATGGATAAAAAAGTCGTTGAGAAGTTAAGAGAAATCAAAAATATATAAATACACACATGGGAATTCTAAAATCAGCTGCGGACTTTGTATACACAATTCGTTTTCTAAAATTACTTACGACACCATTTGAGAAAATGGGTGCGTACGAGATTGGTCTGATTGATAAAGACGGAAAGGTAGATAAGAAAAGAAAAGAAGAACTTAAACTATCAATGGACGGAAGAATGGATTTATCTACTCACTGGACTTCTTTTATTAGATTAGTTGTAAACCTAAAGAAACTAATGGCAAAAGTGCCTGCGGGTAAATCTGCAATTGCAAGATATGGTGCAGCTTTATATCTTATCAAAGAGAGTGGTAATCTGAATGATAAACAGATACAAAAAATACATAATGAAACTGGTATTGATATGTTAGATATTCTCGCAGAAGATACGCAGTGGTTTATGTTAGAAGACAAACAACTGTCGCCTGGGGTCTATAGAATGAAACATGAGAGTATGTCATGTATCTATGAAGAAACATATAAAGATGACCAGATAAGAATTCTTGAAGAAGAGTCAAAACCCGTAGGAGAAGTCTTAGGACTTGATATATATTCTGCAATTCATTTACCCACAAATAAAAGAATGTATGTGACTACGGGAGATATCACCAAGTGAGACTCAAAACCTATATAGAAACCCAAGAACTCACCGAAGGAACTTTCTTGTTTGAACAACAAGTATATCGTGAATTACAAGAATGTACTTACGAAGATTGGTGTAATATCATTGATAATATTGTACTTACCGAAAATAAAGAACCGTCTTGGATTAATAAAGGAGACAAGTATATACAACAGTATATAAAAGACAGACCGCAGTCTGATACCGCAAAAGATATGAAAAAGTATCTTGCAACTAGAGATAAAGATACAAAGAAAGACTCAGAAGATAATGTTAATACTAAAACAACATCTGGTTCTGACTCAGACCCAGATAAACCTTCTGCAGATAGATTTAATGAACCACTAAGTAAACACCCAACACTACAAAAAGCAGTTAGAGCTGAATGGGAAAACTTAAAACGTGAGG